TTCATACTAACCGATTTATTCTTCACACAAGAATAAGCCGTAATATCTATACCACCCCATGAGGAAGATCTGCGAATGATGATCTGCTCTTTGTCACCATCAGTTTCTTTTTCATAGAAACTCATACCATTCACAAGAAAATCGTTGCTCTTTTCGGAAGTGAGCTGTATTACATCATAGTGAGGCGGAGCTTCAGAGCCATCCCTCATGAAATTCCTAGAGGATACAAGCTCAAACTCTTTCAAAGACTCTTCTAGCCCAGTTAGAAAAGTCCCCATAAGGGCAAACGGGATAAATGTATCAGATACAAAAATGTCCCTTACCCTGCAATCTAACCACTTAGAGGCTAAATCGTACAGAACAGTGGCTGGAGTGGCTTCTAATGCATCTACATCAAAGCTCTTCCCAAGATCAGTATTCCATTTGCCGCGAACCCCATCCATAGCCTTGAACCTAGACCACGATTTCTGATAATGAACCGGCTCCTCTGGCAATTCGTCTTGGTGAATCTCAATAGCAGTATCAAGAGATAAATCTAGATCATCCATTCCCTTCTTGATATCTGATACTTGGTCATCTGCAATTTCAAAGAAGAGCCCTTTATCTTTAGAGACTATCTCCTTTCCATATCTCTTCTGGATCATTTCATCTTCAGAATCGACAGAGATACCTTCGCTATCGGAGTCTAAAATCTCCATCACAAAAGCGGATTTCTTAACTGCCGTGACAGCCTCATCCATAGTTAGAATTCCCTTGCTGATAGCTAACTCAAGAGCTTCTGGATTTGATGGTACAGGAACATCACTGTACTCTAGCAGTAACCACTTAGTGTACACTGTGTTAGCGCCCTCAAGATCATTCTCTTCCAAGCTAAGCGCCTTAAGATCCAACGTACCGAAATTTTCCTTGTGTACGGTTTCTAGAGGAATGAAACCGATACTTTTTGCCATCGGAAATCCCTCTTTTCGGTAATTCCAGATCTGGTCTGCCTTTGGGTTCGCCTTAGCGCTAGCATACTGAGTCTTGGCAACTATACCATTCTCCTCTGCCTTTATCCAAAGCGATTTCCCAATAGGGATAGATTTGTAGTCATGTCCGAATAAAACCACTGGATTTCTACGATAGTGATCTAGGACAGCTCCATTCGGAACAACAATCTCCCCATCCCTATCGACAGCCTTTGTGGTAATGTAGTCTACGGACGATCTCTCTCCATCTTTGAACCTAGTATCCTCAGGACTGATTCCTTTTCTGATCAACTGTACATCATCTTCGATCCCGTGGTCCTTAATGGCTTTCTTAGCCCACTTAGGCAGTCCAATGTCCTTAGCTGAAGTCCTTTTCGTAATAAGATCCATCTCTGTCTCCTGTGGTGAAACGTTTTAGTTGCGCCCCTTAATTCTCTCCATAGTCATCTTTGCCAAATCTTCCGAGAATAGGTCCAGGCCTATCTTTAGAAACCTTGATATCTGTTCTTGCTCCCCATCAGTATCATCATAGTCATTATCGCCACCAGCCGGTTCTAGGGGCCTTGATCCTAGAGGAATCATATTGGAATTAAGAATAGGCTTGTCTCCCCATTCTACCGAATCCTTGTTATCCTCCATTCTCTCCATATTTATACTGGAGTATCCCGTCTTCAGATTCGCCTCTTTCTCTTTCAGACGGAACTCCTTGTCCTCTGGAACAGGATCTTCAAAGGCGACGAAGAGTTTTTCATCAAATTGCGGCGTAAGCTTCTCGTTTATTTTCTCCTCGCCCCTAATGAGCCTTGGTCTGATAGCGTCTCTCATAAAATTCTCATTTGCCACAGTAGCATTAGCCCTAGTCGAGTCCTTATCCCATAGACCTAAGCTTTGCCCATAAGCATTCAGAATTTCCTCTTTGACCTTGGATCTACCACCTAGAAAGCTCAGATCCCTTGGAGTAGCCCCATATGGCTTGTACTTAACTCCTTTCTCCAAAAGAGGGGATTTTCCTGTATTTGCTATTCCGCGAAATGTCTGATCAATCTCCGCCTTCAGTCTCTCGAACTCATATTGGCTGAGCTCATTGTCTGTCTCGAAAGCCCCTTCAAGACGCCCCATGTTCTGGAACACAAAGTTTTCGTACTTATTGATGTTTTGGCTGATATTGTATGAACTTGTTATTGCGGATAGTGGACTCTGGCCGTAATATACACTAGTCGGGGATGGCATCTTGAAGTGGACGATATCCTCCTCTTTGAAGTATTCCTTATCCATTCCCATGGACATTACATAGCCCTTTATGAACTCAACTCTGTCTGGTATGACTCTGAAATTTCCTGGTGGAATGACCCAAAGCTCTCTAGGGGTCCCTAACCTGTCTTTCAAAACGTACCAGTACGCATTTCCGCAGAGCTCTTGATATAGATCAGTTAGTTCAAAAAGGCTGAATTGATTCATAAATGCGTTCACATTCATGAATAGATCTAGCATAGGATGGTCAATTACCTCTTCTATCTCTACAGCCTTCCTGACTTGAGGGAGACAGGAAAGGGAAGGGCTCTCGCGTATTTTGGCCTCCCTCTCTTTCGTTATTATCCGAGTTGCGTGGCTTTTTATTCTGTCTCGGTTTGGCTTTCCAACAAAGAGCTTTATTGGCGTCGAAGCTACAGCAGTAGCATTCTTTGAAGCTGCTGTATAGACCCATCCTTGGTAGGCATTTAGATAGGCGTTGAAGTCGCTATCAGTATTCAAACCCTCACCTAATAGCCAGCCAGGGAACAAATTCCTGACAACCTTATTCCCGCCAACTCTAGGGGCTTTTGTCACTTCCAAATTCAGGATAGGTATTCTCATATCAGTCTCGCCCTCGGTCTCTGTGAGCCCCTAATAAAAGTCAGACAAAGCCCATCTGCATCGTCTGGACTGCGGCCTAGCTGCTTCCTCATATCGTCCTTGCTCATCACCTTGATTTTGCCAGATTGGATTACATATTCTGGTACAGACAGTTCCTCCACCAATCGCTCGTTCGGAGGCAGCATTGCTCCAGAGTCTGTTCTGAGCCATTCACGAACCGCCCACCATATCTGATCACGGAGGATTCCAAACTCCCCCATTTCTGTCTTCTCGGTCGGGGCTGAAGCGACCATGATCCTCTTAGCATTGCAGAAGATGGTTTCCATCAGATCGTCACTATCGCATTTAGTGCAGACTTGGTCTCTTGCTCCAGGATTAACAATGACCGCGCCACACCCCTTGCACTTCAGTCTGTAGGTGAGATTCATGTTCGGTGCGATTCCAGCCCCGACTCCTGTGGCATCCACATTCACAACAACGCCCTCCCTCTCATGGTAGAATAAGGAGGCTTTTGTGGCGCTTTGCTGAATGTCCATACCATGCCACCGTTTTATATCATCTACAAAACCCCCATATCGGATACAGAGAGTGTTGTAGTCTTCACCAAGGTCAGCAGCATCCATTCCCATAACAGCGTTCACTCCAACAGGAGGTTTCCTACCATTCTGAGCAACATAAGCATCCCATCTAGTCCTAGCATTATCAATCCATTCTACACTTATGAGCTGGTGGCTACTCTGGAGAGGATATTCCCCTAGAACCATGTAACTGAACTGCGGCTCTTCAATTCTTCTGAATCCTGCTGGCATAGGAGGATATTCGTCCATCCTGTCGTTTTTAGCAACATACCCTACTAGGAAATCTGGGACCTCGAAGCAATTAAGATCCACATCCTCCTTGCGGACCTCGGAAGTCCACTCGTTCATTCTACGAACAGTTTGCTCCCTAGTCACTGCCCCTATCAAAAGGTCTTTCCCTGTGATTACATTTGGGTGATCAAAAGCGTTCATGTTCACAACAGAGACCCTGCCATCCCTTATCATCCTATACACAGCGCCTAGTCGCCTCTTGGGGTTGAACATGACTAGCAGCCTAGCGAATCCTCCACTCATACAGGACTCTATAGCTCTATACACCTCGTCAGGGATAGCGTCTCCCTCATCCAAGACGAATAGCTGATTTGGCGCGTGCATTCCAGAGAATTTGGCCTCTCTTTCATCTTCAGATCCACTCATAGGGATCGTAACACCGTCAATGTAACTTTTTGGGTCTTTTTCATCTTGAATATGGAGGGTAGTGATTCTGTCGGTATCGAAAATATCAGGAGTGAGTTTAATCTGCATCCGAATCTCGCCCCAAAGCTTCGCTTTTAGGTTTCTTTCCGCTGGAGGGGCTGTTGCGGTAGCTACTTGGGCTCCCTGACGACATTTATAGAACCAAACCGACAAGCAAGCTGCTGCAAACGTCTTGCCCACAGCATTTGCAGAGACAGCAACAGTTATTCTATTCTCTACAACAGATGTCATCATCCTCTTTATGTCCTCTGTTAGAGTCTGATGCATCACTTTTTCACAGAACCCGATAGGATCTAGAGCATAGTCGTCAAAATTCACTTCCGACAGAAGAGCCTCAATATCCTCTATTGAGTAAGATCGGAGAATATTATCGGCCAGGGCGTCAGTGTCTATTTGGCTCATTTGCTCCATATCAACCTTCTCTCCTTGGCCTTCTGCTAGACACTGTATCTATTAATCTCATATTTCCAGAATTCTTATTCTCTATCCGCTTAGCTAACTTCACTCTGACTGCCTTTACAACCTCTGGAGGAAGGCCCTTAAGCAGATTAGCC